TCAGAGCAGAAACTAGCTGCTGTGCAGTCTGCAGCGCAGAAAAGAATACAACATATTGCACGTAGGTTTGCTGAGACTGGATTTAAAAAATTAATAGCTGGTATCTATCATACTATGTCTAAAAATATGAAAGGTATGATTACATATAATATGGATGGTATCTATGGTACTGTTAATATGGATGACTTACCAAAAAATATGGAAGTTGAAATAGCTTTAGATATAGGTGAAAACTCTAATAGTAATATGATTCAAAAGCTATCTAAGATAGGTGCAGAAATATTACCAGCACTTAACACTCAAGGTGCAGGTATAATTATTAAACCTGAAGCACCTGCAGTATTAGCAACTAAATTAATTGAAGCTATGAATATAGATAGTAATGATTTCTTAGAAGACTATACTACTGATGAGTTTAAACAAAAAGCTGTACAATCAATACAAAGTCAATCTCAGAAAGTTGAAGCAGATATGGGATTAGCTCAAAGAAAAGCTGCAGCAGATTCCGCTTTAGCGGAGGCAAACGTAGGATTTACTAATGCTCAAACTAAAAATACTGAAGATGATAATGCAAAACAATTAGCAGTAGCTATTGATAAACATTATCAAGAATGGGCAGATCTTGCAATTAAAGCTACTAAAGAAGGCACACAATTACCTGAGCATCCTAATTATGCACAGATAACAATGATGGCTAAACAAATATTACAAGGAGAATAATATGGCACACTCAACTATAGGAAGTACAGGAGTTGGCGCAACTCAAGCTGGTACTTCAGTAACAACTACAAATAGTAACAAAGCAGTATTTCTTACGAATGAAACAGACTCTGCAATTACACTTGATCTTAAAATAGCAGGAGCTATTTTAGATGCTGATAAAGGTATTCATGTTCCTGCTAAAGGTTTTATAACGTATACACATACAGGTGGTCATGGAGCTTGTGTAATGGAAAATGTTCAGACAGCACACGGAACATCTGCACAAAAAAACGAAAGACTTTACATATCACATAGAGTCTAAGATATAAATAATTAATAACATAAATAACAAGGAGGACATATTATGGATCCGATTACATTTTCAGGCATAGTTAGTTTTGGTATTAAACTAGTTCTAGCATTAGGCCTAACAAAAGAAGTTGTAGCTCCAATCTTAGTACCAATTTTTGGTGGCTAAGTAATGGACAAATACCGTGAGACAGCTGAGAAGAAGCTGGGCAATAAAAAATCATACGGTAGTCATAAAATACATCCTGAAGAATTAGCGCGACGTGCCCATGTTAAAGGGAACTTTGCAGCTAGAGAAAGAAATGAATTTTTTGATGAAGTATATGGAGAAGTTTTAATAGATCTATTTATAGAATGGTTAAAGACTGATCCGCATGAAACTAAATCTCGAGAGTTCCTCTACTCTTCTGCTATGGCACTAGGAAGTGTCAAAGAGAAAATGATAAACTTCGAGACATATGGAAAGAATGTTCCATACCTAAAGGAGGACAATGATGACAAGTCGGGAAATTGATTACGATAAGTTATTGGAAAATATAAATGAAATGATTAATACATTAGAATATGATTCAAGTAGAAGTGGTGGTAAAGCTAAACTTAACTGTGATAAGTTATATTATTTGTATTCATTACAACAAAGATACAACTCACTATTAAAACCTAAAAAAGAGGTGAATAAGAAATGAGTGAACAAATACCCGAAGCAGAAGTAGCCTCTACCCCCTTAAAGGATGATGCTGCTGCACCGGATGGTCGAACACAAGAACAATTGCTGGCTGACATTGTTTCTAATTCGGATTTTATTCCGAATGAAGAATCTCTACCCGAAGAGCAAGTACCTGAAGTTGACCCAGGAGTATCAGAAGAAGTAGAAGACCCAAAAGAAACTGATGAACCTGAAAACCAAGAAGTTGAAGAAGAAGCTAACACTGAAGAAGTAGAAGGTGAAGTTGAGGATGCTGATGAACAATCCGCTACCCAAGACACTACATTGTTTACTCCTGAGGAATTAGACTTAGAAGCAAAAGTATCTATTAAGATTGATGGACAAGATGCTGAAGTTTCTTTTAGTGATCTTATTAAAGGTTACTCTACTGAACAATCTCTATCCAAGAAGGGTCGTGAACTTGGTGACGCAAGACAAAATCTAGAAAAAGAATATCAAGATAAACTTAAAGAAGTAAAAGAAATGTCTGATACTTCTGTTGCTATTTTATATAAATCTGAACAAGAGCATGCTAAAGATTTTCATACTCTTGAAGAGAAGATTGAAAAAGCTCGTGACGAAAATGATACCTATACTCTAGGTGAACTTAAAGATAAGCGTGAACAAATTCAAAAGAAATATTGGACAGCTAGAAAAGAGCGTGAAGCTCTACAAAAAACTGTTAATGAAAAATCCCAGGAGCAAATGCAGAGTGCATGGAATGATCAATTAAAATCATTTGATGAAGCTATTCCAACTTTAATTCCAGGATTTAATGAAACAGTTGCTAAAGATATTCGTGAGTTTGCACTTAATGAAGGAATCAAACAAGAAGTACTAGATACTATTATTGATCCCAACATAGTTAAGTTTGTTAATGATTATAGAATTCTTAAACAAGGAATTAAAAAAGGCCAAGCAAAAAGAAAAGCTATACCTTCTAAAAAAGTTCCTATTAGAAAATCTAAACCCGAAAAGGTTAAGAAGCAAAATGCTGCTGAAGCATTACGTCAAAGAGCTTTAAGTAAAGATTCATCGAAAGCAGATCAAGATGCTTTTCTAAAAAGTTATGCCCGGCAGTCACTATCTAATATTTAAATCTTAGGAGAATTAAGATATGACTACTAATATTGGTGTTCGCGGTACTGGTGGACCACAAGGACCAGCGCGAGCTACAAGTGCTAACGTTTCTCAAAGAGAAGACTTAGCTAATTTTATAACAATGATTACTAGAGATGAGACTCCGTTCACATCAGACATTGGTAAATCATCATGTACTGCTATTTATCATGAATGGCAAACAGATACACTAGAAGCTCCTGGAGATTCCAGAATTGCTGAAGGTCAAGATTGGTTACAGCCAGGTGCTGCTAATCCTACACCTGCTGCTGGTGCTAAGTTTCAAGTTGCTGGTCCTAACAGATCAAGAATAGGTAACTACACACAGATCAATGGTAAAACTATTGCTGTGTCAGGAACTAGAAGAGCTGTTGATCAAGCAGGTGTTGCAGACGAATATGCATACCAGCTTAAAAAGCGTGGTACAGAATTAAGACGTGACATTGAAGCAGATATGGTTCATTCTTTTAATGTATCAGCTGCTACTGGTGCTCAAGGTAATACTGCAAGATCTGCAGGTGGATACCAATCTTTTATCAATAGTACATCTACAGTTACTTTAGGTACAGCTGATTGGGCTGCTCCTGCAACTACAGGAGATGGTACAGGGATTATTAAATCCTCAGCAGATAGTACTAACCAACCTGATAAGGCTAGTCTTTCATTATCTGATGTTGATTCTACTATGCAAAAGATTTATGAGCAAGGTGGTAAAGCTACTAAGATAATGTTATCTCCAAAACTACGAAGAGACTTCTCTGACCTTATGGTTAGTGATACTGGTGTAGTTAGAAATATTGACGAAAGTGGAAAGCTAAGACAATCTGTTGACGTTTATATGTCAGACTTTGGTGATCTTATGGTTGTACCTAACTATATTATGGGTCTAGCTAAGAGCGTTCAGTTCACTAGAGTTGATGGAACTACTAACTTAGGAGCTACTACATCAATCGCAGATTTCTCTGCATTGATTTATGATCCAATGTGGTTTGCTACAGCTTACCTAAGACCTCTACAAGAGGTTGACGTAGGTCAGCAGGGTGATTCAACTAAAGGTATGATGGTTGAAGAATGTACTCTTGAGGTACGTAACCCATTAGGATGTGGAGCAATCTACGGACTTAACTAAAACTATTAGGAGAGGCTTTAATTAGTCTCTCCTTTTTATTGGAGAATGAATATGCCAGGATATGATATGAAAATGGGTATGAAACCTATGAAAAAGAAAATGATGGATCAAGCTACTTATAAAACAATGGGTGGTGTAGCTAAGTATTATGAAGAAGGTGGAGCAGTATTAACTGGACGCCAAAATAATCTACCTGATCAATTAAAAAAGAAAATAATTGAAGCTAAGAAAAAGAAAATGAAGTAATGCCTTATAGTAAATATTCGGCTAAACAAAAAAGATTAGCTGCAGTAGCTCCGCCTCGTAAAAAGATAACTGCAGCTGATATAAATAAACTTGAGAGAAGGAGAAATGGCAGATCCAAAAAAAGGAACGGGAAGAAAACCTAAAGGTTCTGGAAGACGTCTTTACACAGATGAAAATCCTAAGGACACGGTTAGCATCAAATTCGCAACTCCATCTGACGCCAGAGCAACAGTTGCTAAGGTTAAAAAGATCAATAAACCTTATGCAAGAAAAATTCAAATCCTTACCGTCGGAGAACAAAGAGCTAAAGTAATGAAGAAAAGTCAAGTAGCTAGTATATTTAAAAAGGGTAAGGAAGCTATAAGAAGGGAAAATAAAAATGGCAAATAAATCAGTAGAAGCACCTAAAGGCTTTCATTGGATGAAAGATAAAAAAGGTTATAAGCTAATGAAAAATCCACCTGGTGGTTATAAAGCACATACAGGTGCAAGTTTAAAAGCAAGTTTTCCAATTCAAAAATTACATAAAAAATAACGGAGGGAACAATGTACGTTATAAAAACAAATGCAGGAAATATATACCCAGTAGAAAAGTGTGTATACAGAATAGGTGCAGCTACAGGTGGTGGTTATAAATTAACTCACTTACAACTTCTTCAAACAAATGAAGCGGCAGGTGCTTCACCTATACCAATATTACAAGGAACTCCTAGCACAGCAACAGCTGGAGACTTATTAGGTTATATCGGTAAAACTGGTAGATTTATTGCTATCACAGAACCTGCTACTTAATAGGAGAAGAGGACATGGCTAAAGAAAATGAATTTGTGTTTAATAGTGCAACTATAAGCCCAAAGAAAAGCATTAAAGCTGGGTTTGATTTAAGCACTGGTAATTGGGAAGCTATACAAGATGTATCTCAATACAAAGAACACGCAAAAATAGAAAGAGAT